TGCTATTCACCTCAAGATCTTATCTTTATTGTATCATTGTTTATTTTAGCTATGGTATCAATAGGCGCCTTTATTGTTCTTATGGTACATGCAATTAAAGGTGTTTTTAATGAAGTTAAAGATATTAAAAATAGCAAACAGAACCCATAAATACTCTTATTATCAAATAGGAGTAGATAATGGCTATATTAGCTAATCAACCAAATAATATTAATTTTCTTTCACCATTAGGTTTTAAGTTTACACTACAGAGATCGCCTAACTTAAACTTCTTTGTGACTGATGCTAATATTCCATCTATGTCTCTTGGATTCATAGAATTACCTACTCCTTTTAAAATCATTGAACTACCTGGTGATAAAATAGATTTTGGTGATCTTCAGATTACTTTTAGAGTAGATGAAGATTTTGAAAACTATTTTGAAATTTACAATTGGATTATTGCACTAGGTTTTCCAGATGAGTTTGGTCAATATAAAAATATTAAAGATGCAGTAAGAGGATCAAAAGAAACTATTGTTTCTGATGCTACATTAACTATAATGAATAGTGCAATGGATCCAAACGTTGAAGTGCGCTTTCAAGATCTATTTCCAGTAACTATTGGTGATATAAACTTTACTACTTCAGATACTGATGTAAATTATGTGACTAATACTGTAACATTTAAATATAAGAAATTTACAGTAGTTAAAATTTAAGGTTTGTTATGAAACTTGATGAAATATTGGATATGTGGTCAACGGACTGTAACGTCGACCGTACTGAGTTGGGCGAAGAAGCACTCAAGATACCAAAACTACATAGTAAGTATCTCAGACATTATTCAGAAGAGAGACTTTTACTTCGTAAATTAGAAGAAGAAAAGAGAGAGTTAATTAAACTCAAACACGATTACTATCGTGGTATTTTACCTGAAGAAGATCTAAAATCAAATGGATGGGAACCATTCAGACTTAATGTTCTTAAGTCTGATATCCCTATGCATATAGATGCCGATCAAGATATTATAAAAATGAATCTCAAGATTGCAATGCAAGGTGAAAAAGTAGATACGCTCGAATCGATTATCAAATCGATAAGTAATAGAGGTTACTTAATAAAGAGCGCAATTGACTACGAAAAATTCAAGGTGGGCGCGTGATAGGTTGTTATTACAAAAGGTGAACGAAGTTTATCTGAGAGTAGTAAGTGAACCTTCCGTGGTCCAGGAACTCTCAGATCATCTCACTTTTATGGTACCAGGTGCAAAGTTTTCACCTGCGTATAAAAATAAATTCTGGGATGGAAAAATTAGACTGTTGAACTCCTTAACTGGCCTCACTTATACAGGTCTGGTTAAGGAGATTTCTGAGTTTGCAGCATCACGTAACTATGATGTAGAAATTGATCCTGAATTACAATCCGGTGAACTATTAAATGAAGAATATTTACAAGAGCATATTTCTAATATTAGTAAGATAGCTCCACGTGACTATCAAAAACTTGCTTTTAATATTGCTATAACAAGCAACAGAGCTATCTTTTTATCACCTACTGCTTCAGGTAAATCTCTTATCATCTATCTAATTGCTTGTTATTATCTTTCTATTCTTAAAAAACAGAGAGTGTTAGTTATTGTACCTACTGTATCTCTTGTATTACAGATGAAGAAAGACTTTGAAGAGTATGCAGGTAAATCTTTAGACATACATTCTATTACTGCAGGTGTTGATAAGGTGACTATATCACCTGTTGTTATATCGACATGGCAATCAATTTATAAGATGCCTAAAGATTGGTTTAAGCAATTTGGTTGTGTTATTGGTGATGAGGTTCATCTATTTAAAGCAACCTCTCTTAAATCAATTATGGAGAAGTTAGTTGATTGTAAATACCGTTTTGGTTTTACTGGTACTCTAGATGGTTCTCTCACTAATAAGGTTACTTTAGAAGGTCTATTCGGTGCAGTTAAGCAAATTACTACATCTGCAGAACTTATGGACCAAGGTCATATTGCAAACCTGAAGATTAAAGCATTAGTACTACAATACGATAAAGATACAAGACAGGCTACTAAGAAACTAAACTATCAAGATGAGATGGATTTCTTAGTACGCCATGAAAAGAGAAATAAATTTATTCGTAATCTAACATTATCGTTAGAAGGTAATTCACTAGTACTCTTTCAATATGTTGAGAAGCATGGTAAAGTGCTTTTTGATATGATGAAAACTAAAGCACCTGATCGTAAAATATTTTTTGTCCACGGAGGAGTGGAAGGTGATGACAGAGAAAGAATTCGAGGAATTGTCGAGAAAGAATCCGATGCTATCATTGTGGCAAGCTATGGAACTTTCTCTACCGGTATCAACATACGTAACTTACATAGTGTTGTTCTTGCTAGTCCTTCTAAGTCTCGTGTTCGAATTCTTCAGTCGATTGGTCGTGGGCTTAGGATAGGTGATAGCAAAGACAGTATGACTCTTTATGATATTGCTGATGACTTGAGAGCTGGTACATATACTAACTTTACACTTCAACATTTTATGGAGAGAATAAATATCTATAACAACGAAGGTTTTGAATATAAAATCTTCAACACGGAGATATAAATGAAAGTTATTCTCTTTACTGTACCAGGTGTACAACCTATTATTGGTAATGTTGTTAAAGAAGATGAAGAGTTTATGAACGTTGAGTATCCTGTAATTGTATTAAAAGAAGAAACATACCTTTATACGATGCCTTATGTGCCATTTGCAAAAGGTGGTATAGTTGCGTTTAATAAAGATAACATTATCAGTGTATCAGGTATTGATGAAGACGTTCTTGAGTTTTATAAAATGATAGTTGCTGAGATGAAAGAAAATAAATTATCTTTTAAGAAGCCTCAAGAGTCTAAAAAAGAATTGATATTAAAGCAAAAATCCTTGCATTAATTAATAAAATAATCTAGATTAGTAATTATAACTTCATTTTTATACATTAAAGGTTTCAGTATGGCTATAGGTAAGAATAACAAACACTATATTGATAATAAAAAGTTTTATACTGCTATCTTACAATATAAACGAGATATAGAAGAAGCAAAGAAAAATAATCTACCTGAGCCACGTATACCTGCATATATTGGTGAATGTCTATACAAGATTGCAACACGATTGTCTCTTAAACCAAACTTTATTAGTTATACGTATAGAGATGAAATGATCTCTGATGGATTAGAGAATTGTATTAACTATCTTAATAATTTTAATCCAGAAAAATCAGACAATCCATTCGCCTACTTTACACAGATTATATGGTTTGCTTTCCTAAGACGTATTGATAAAGAAAAAAGACATCTTTATATTAAACAGAAGACATTAGAGAATTTTTACTTTGAAGGTATGTTAGCTGATCAAGGTATGAGTGATGATGATCATAACGTCACAGTTAATTTAGATAATGAGTATATGAAAGGTCTTGTAGAGTCTTACGATAAGAAACAAGCAGAAAAACAAAAAAAGAATAAAGCAAGAAGAACAGGCGTGGAGAAGTTCTATGAAGAATGAAAAACTACATCTAGTACCACAGGTAGTTATTGATTGTGCACAAAGTCTTGCTACTACAAAGCAAGACAATCTCCGTCTAAATTATATTATTAGACTAGAAGCAATTCGTGATTACTGTGATGATGCAATCCGTAGACATAATATGGAAGTTAATACTAACATTTATAAACGCGGACGTGGTAGTAGAAATATAGAGGTAGCTAAGTGAAGATAGCATTAATAACTGATACTCACTGGGGAGTCAGAAATGATTCTCCTATCATGCACAACCATATGAAGAAGTTTTTAGATGAAATCTTTTTCCCTACTATTGATCGAGAAGGCATTACTCATATTATTCATCTTGGGGATCTCGTTGATCGCCGTAAGTATGTTAACTATGTAACTGCCAGACGTCTTAGAGAAGATTTTCTCGATCCAGTTCATGAACGCGGTCTTGAGTTGCACATTATTGCTGGCAACCATGATACCTACTACAAGAATACCAATGCAACAAACTCGTTAGTAGAGCTTATTGGTAATCCTAAGCCACACAATGACGTAGTTAGAGATATTAAGCGTTACCCTAAGACGTATATTTACTATGAAGCACCTTGTACCCTGCATCTTTCTAAAGACGATCTAGGATTATTTCTCATGCCTTGGATTTGTGATGAGAATAGAGAAAGAACATTAGAGTTAATTAAAGAGACAAAAGCACCTATTGCATTAGGTCATCTTGAATTAGCTGGGTATGAGATGTATAAAGGACAGGTAAGTGATCATGGTGACGATCCTAAGATCTTTGATAAATTCGATATCGTACTTTCTGGGCATTATCATACTCGTTCCAGTAGCGGTAATATCCATTATCTGGGGACTCCTGTACAGTATATTTGGAGTGACTATGTGGATACAAAAGGGTTTCATATCCTGGATACATCCACCAGAACATTAGAATTTATTCCTAACCCTAATCAGATCTTTCATAAGTTCTTTTATGATGATCTTAATAAGAATATGGATGAAGTTTTTTCTTTTGACGTAAAAGATTATAAAGATTGCTATGTTAAAGTAGTAGTAAAAAATAAAACAAATCCGTTTTGGTTTGACATTGTTATCGAGAAGTTAGAAAAAGCGGGGGTTGCTGATCTACAAGTAGTAGAAGATCACTTTCATCTTGATTTAGAAGCAGATGATGATATTGTCAATGAAGCAGAAGATACTATGAGTATTATTAATAAGTTTATTGACAGTATGAATATTAATACAGATAGAAAACGAGTAGAAAACATTATACAAAATCTCTATGTAGAGGCTCATGACGTATTATGAAGATAATTCATATTAATAGAAATATCATACAACAAAATGCAAAACATGGTAAAGATGAGCCGGTATGTCGTGTTGAAGAAAATGGCGTTGTTAAGTATTGTATGGAAGTAGACATTAAAGGACCATCACGTATGGTATACCGTCCAAATAAGCCTAGACCTTGTGGTGCTAAACTTTGGATCGAGACTGATGCAGAAGTTGAAATGATAGGTGTGAAAGTTTCAGCATAATGGGCAAGAAAGGTACTGGAGGTTGGGTTAGAAGAAGAAAAGTAGGTAATACTACTATTACTCAAAATTCCGCTAAAGGTATTACACAGAGTGTTTCTTACGGTAATAAATCTAACAGAGTAACTTATTCACTATTACCAAACGGTAAAACTAAAAGAACTACCACTATTAGCATGGGTGGTATGACAAGAAGACAAACTGAAACTTGGGGTGGTGTTAAAAAAACAAGGAAAATTAAATACCGTAAAGGAAAACCGTTGAGTTTATTTGGTTATTTGTTTATCATGGTACTGTTATATTTAATATGGATTGCATAGTTTATGATATTTTTTAAAAAGATTCGCTGGAAGAACTTTCTCAGTACCGGTAATACATTTACAGAGATTGATTATAGTAAAAACAACACCACACTGATTGTTGGTGAGAATGGTGCAGGCAAATCAACTATGCTTGATGCCTTATCGTTTGTTTTATATAATAAACCATTTCGTAGAGTAAATAAACCACAGTTATTAAATTCTATTAACAAGAAAGATCTTGTTGTAGAGATTGAGTTTAATATTGGTTCACATATGTATAAGATCGTACGCGGTCTTAAACCATCTATCTTTGAAGTATATCAAAATAATAATCTAATCAATCAAGATGCTGAAACAAAAGACTATCAAGAGGTTTTAGAAAAGCAAATACTTAAGCTTAACCACAAATCGTTTTGTCAGGTGGTAGTACTTGGTTCTGCCTCGTTTGTTCCTTTCATGCAGCTTACAGCGCAGAACAGACGAGATGTAATCGAGGATCTCCTTGACATACAGATCTTCTCTACTATGAATAGTCTTCTTAAAGATAAAATTAGTAGCAATAATACAAAGTTACTTGAAGTAGAATATCAATATGATCTTACTTCAGAGAAGATTAAAATGCAGCATGAGCATATCGTTGCCATGCAAAAGAATAGTGAAGAGCAAATTGAGAAGCTTAAAAAAGAGTTAAAAGATTATACAGATTTCATTGAAAGAGAAAAGAATGAAATTGAAACTATCGACGAACAAATTCTATCGCTCAGAGCCTCTATCGAAGACCAAGAGCAAATCAACAAAAAGCAAAAAACATTACAAAGACTCGACATCCAATT